AGCAGTTAAAACATTACTTCCAACTTCTGTGTAGTCTCTTACTTGTGTTAAAAAATTTGAATAAGTTATTGCCATTAATATCCTCCTATCGCTAATCTAGGTTTAACTAATAAACCACCTTTATATTTCTTTTGGACAGGCATGCCTTTTATTTTTGATTTCGATTTGGGATTAGTTCGTCCCGCCACTCTCGGATTTGTTGTCATAGTTCTTTCTATTTGTCTAGCTTTATATTCTCCTTCAAAAGCCTTACTACTATATCTTGGGCTACTCATTAATTTCATTTCATGTTTATAATGTCTAGCGCTTTTTTCAGCAGCCTTCTTTTTATAAACTGGATCATTTTCTTTTCTTTTTCTAGTTTGAAATCTTTGTTTTAGTTTTCTAAGATACTCTGCTTTATTTTTAATTCTTTCTATAAATTTTTCTGAGGCTTTTTTCCCACCTTCTAAAATTGCCTGTTTTGCTTTACCAGCATCTCTAGTTATTAATAATTTACCACCTTTTGTTGCGATTCTATAAATCATTATGTTATACTCACATTTACTTTTCCAACTAATGCATCAAGTTGTCTTCTTCTATTTTGTAAAGAAGGATTTTCTGGATACATACTGGAAACTGAAGTTGTTATTCCCCAAGATTCGGTTTTATAAGTTTGTGTTCTAAACGCAAAATCACCAGGTAAAGTTAAATTAGCTATTCCTATCATTGCGCCTCCTGAGCTACAAAGAACATTATCATTAGGTGCATAAGTTGGGTTTAAAGCAGACATTAATTTAGGTTGTTGAAACTTCTGCGATCTAGTATTTTGTAAAGCAATAGCATCTGCAACAACTCTACGTGTTCTAATTTGAGGTTGCTTAGGTTCAAACTCTGAAGTATGAACTAAAGCTCCATTCCATTCTTTAACCATTTCATCATAAGGAAAAACCATTCCTGATCTATCTGATACTGATTTTGAATATCTACCTCGTGCCCATTTTGACATATTAAATTCCTGTTGTTGGATAAAAAGATTGTGGTGTTATAAAAGTAGATGTTCTTTGACCATCTTCCTCTAATGCTCTTTTTAACTCATCCTCATAGATTAATTTATTTTGTTGAACTAATTGTGGTGCAACTTTCATTGACAAATAATAAGCTAGTCCCGCACACATACACGGTAAAAATCTATAAACTACATCTGCTTGATTAGTGTAAGCACCTGCATCTTCAATTCTTTTAATAACATAATATTTTACATAAGTATAAGTAGTCAAATTTGGAGCCTGGTATAAATAAATAACAGGAGTAGTTTGCCTTGAAACATAATATTGTGATGGTGTTCCAGTAGAATATTTATTAGGCAATGCTGCATAAGTAGATCGATCTATTTTAGTTAAAGCTACGTCTTGAGTAGATGATGAATTTGCCGCTGTAGAAGTAGTAGATATAAAAGCTTCTAACACATCACTAACGTCGCTATCTACGGTATAACTTGCTTGTCCTGATACTAATTGTTTTTCATCAAGTTCTACTTTCCAAAGATGAATTCCTCTATTACCCCAATCTGCAAATAATAAATTTAAACTCGTTCTAGCTGATTTTAATTCATATCCAGAACTAGTTGTTATATTACATCTTTGATATCCTTCTTGAATAATATCATCTATATTTAAATTAAAGGTTGTTGTTCCTGAAGTTGCCATTAAATAATATCCTTATAGTAAGTAGCGTGACCGCCTTTAGTAAATTTCATTATTCCACCTTGAGAATTCATTTTTGGTCTTTTCACTCTTTTGTGCATAACAGCAGTTGCTACATCTGTTAGTTTTTTACCATAGTCCGCCATGCCTCTTCTAGCCTTTCTAAACGCTCTTGTACTTTTTTTATCTTTATTTTTTACTGCTTGAGATTTAGCCCATGTTAGTATTCTTCCAAGTTCCATAGTTTTTGCTCTCTTTACATCTAAGTTTTCCAAAGTCTTCATAAATTTGTCGTCTTTTACACCCTCTCTAATTTTTTTCTTTTCTGCATCCTGCAGTCTAGCTCTTCCTATTTTATACTGTTTTTTAGTTTCATCCTTTATGTGTTTAGATTGTTTTTTCCAACCTTTTGATTTTATAAGGGCTTTTAGGGCTTGGCCCCCTGGTCCTCTTAATAAACCCCCAAGTAATTTTCCTTTAGGTTTTTTAAATTGTAATTCTTTAAATTTCTCTCTTGTTGTAGACTTTGCGTATTGAAAAGCCGATTCTTCGCTCATGTGAGTTCTCGCAGAAGAATATTGATCATCAAAATATTGATGAACTTTCTTTGATCTTCCAGGAAAAGCCTTTTTGGCTACATTCCAACTCCATTTACCTAGTTCCCAAGCTGCTTTTACTCTACCCATTATTTTTTAAAACCTTTCAATAAATCTCCGTAGTATTTTTCATAACTTTTATTTGAAACATACTTACCGGCTAGATTAGATTTAATAAAACTCCCGGTGTAGGCTTCTAATACAGTCTTAACTCCTGGAGTTGAAGTAGTTGTTGAAAATGCTGAACGTCCCATAGCTGCTTTTACAACATCTACATTTTTGATGGTTCCTTTATTTTTTGAGGCATAGAATACTTGCTCTCCTTTTTTCTTACCATGCTTTTTGACCATGGAGCTCATGATCTTTTTTCCTTTATCTGTAAGTGGCACCATTCCTCCTTTTTAGCGGCCGCTTTGAGAGTGTTTATACTCTTCCTTTTTGCGGTTGTACAACTTACTAGATTGTATCACTTTAGGATTAAAAGTTCTAGACTATATAAGATCTCTAGCTCTACCAATAATGGGCTTATATTTAGTCTTTCCCTCGGATTTGTACGCGTGTAAGAATTGTTTCCTTGGTTGATCGGTAGTATAGCTGCAATGTATCCACCCACTGTTTGGCTCACCAGGAGTATAGAATTCTAATATCAATTGATCAAATTCTAGGTTTGAATAAATCCAATCAGCCAATTCTGCATTATCTGTTCCCATTACTTCAAAATCAGCCGCCTCTGCTTTTGCATGTTGGCTGTTGACTGAGCTACCTATTTTTAGGCACAGCTCTGGACTACGGAATCCGCTGGTTACCTTAACTCTGCCGAAGTGATCACGTACGGGCTGTAAAATATTTTCACACAGTTCTTTTAATTTTTCTAGTTGACCTGAGTTTGGATTGTTATTGATATCTAATCTGATGGCAGTATCGGATTTGATTAATTCTTGAAGAGTAAAATTACGACTTAAATTCATATTTGTTTTATTTGAAGTTTTTTATTATTTGTTTCATAAAGAGCTACATGGTTGTAGTGTTTTACAATTCCATTATTAAATTTTATTAAAGGTAAAAACATTATATCATTATAGGGAGTATATCTACAGTGTTCAGGAATGTCTATTATATAAGGTTTTATAGTCCACTCTGTATTTGGATGGCATAACCAAAAAATAGGTTTATCACAATACCAAGTTAGTTTAGCATTTTTATTTACATGATTATTTAACATTAAATAAAAAAATTTATATATCCTTATGTTTTCAGGATCTGGAAACATTTTAGAAGGAGCATCGTCAAAAAATATAGTATCAAAAGTACCTAATGTTTTTAAAACTTCTTGCCAATATCCTTGAACAATATTTACTTTATGTTTTTGTTTCTTACTCCATTCTTCTAATTCTTTTATCATTATAGGTTCAATAATAGTATGAGATTTAATATTATATTTTTGTATTTCATCGGCAGAATAACCTAATCCAAACCCTATTTCTAATACATGACCTTGTGGTTCTACATGTTGTATTAATTTTTTTACATAAGGTTTTTCCCATTCCATCATAACCTGAAAATCTATAGATGGATCATATATAATGTCTTGATTAGCTATGTCTTTCCCTTTTATATAATTCATTTTTTCTATTGTAGATTTTTTTGGATTTTACCACGCGCTGGTGGTATCGTCTATCTTTTAATTTTTTAGCTATTTTATTAGACTTATTGCTCAAGAATTAAAGCTCTAATATTTTTTCTTCCCTGATATATCTCAGTCTTAGCCTTACCCTTGTAGCATTTATAAGATATAGTTTCTGAATACTGTCTCTCCGCTTCACGTTTCCCGCGTAAGCATTGGGCCATCGACGGTTGAATAAGGTGTTCCTTAATTTCTCCGTTTACGAACATCAGAAGGGCGATCACACTCTCTATCAATTTGGGCCTCCATTTCCGTTTTTATAATGCATATCTCTTGATGCATCTTTTAATTTTTCAATATCCTCTAAAACCTTATCCATTTGCTTTCTTAAAAACTCGATGTTTACTTTATTTAAAGCCATATCTTCAATGTGTTTAGTTATACGATCTAAAGTTTTGTAAATATCCTCGATCATCATAAATTGCTCGGAATCTGCAGGAAGCGAACCAAGTTGACCCCGTGGCCATTTGATTCTAAATTCTGTATTCTCTTTTAAATCTTTTTCCATTAGTTCTAATGTAGTAGAAATTCGATTTTGAGTCTCAATGATACCGAAGTAAGCCCAGGTTCCAATCGCGACCATCGCGATCAACGAGGCTACCGTTTTCATAGGCATTTGCACGGCTGCTTCTTCAGAAATTTTTAAAGGTTTACTCATTATTTTTTCTTCTTCTTAGGCTTCTTTTTCTTTTTTCCTACGGGTTTACTGCCGTAAGTCTCCGTCCAATCTTTTGCAATCTTAGGATGATTCTTCCATAAATACTTCCGTTGTTTTTCTGATCTGAATGGCATTAGTTATAACTATATCCTGTGTTGCCTTGTTCTAATTTTTTAAATAATTGTTCGTGTTGTTCCATAATTTCTTCATCTGAATCCATCATACGATCCATCTTGTCTTGCATTTTTTCAACTACTCTTTCAAGTTTTTGTACTTTATCTTCATGTATCT